GCATTTGTCTAATACAAATATGTTCATGTTAATCTCCTTCTAATTCTTCTAAATTAAAATCTACTCTATCCTCCATACTATTGTCAACCATTTCTACATTCCTTATATCATCTTGGAAAAAACCATAGCATTCTAACTCTTGATTGCATTGTTGTAGCTTATGTATTATTTCTTTTACTTTCATAGTTCCACCACTATATAATCTTGTTCCTCTATTTCCTCTATTGTTACTATATCTGGACTATAATCTTCAGTATTGTATATAAAATTTTCAAATATTTCTATAGCTTTATCTTTTGTGTCTGCAACTATATCATCTATAAAAGTATATTTTATTTTATATTTTTTCATTTCAATGTCCTCTCGGTGGTTGTAATTTATCATTCTCTTTTGATACACCAAAGTCTACTGTATATATCCACACAGCACTATCCTCATCAACTTTTGTTACTTTATAAAGTTTCTTCTCTACTATATCTCTAAATTCTACTACAGGGCAAGTGTCAAGCCAATCCATAAATGTTTTCTGTGCATCTTTCATTAGCTAGTCTCCTCTTCTTCTATTTCTCTCAGCCAGTCATTAAAGACATTATCTACATGGTTAGGCATATCCTCCGTAAGTGGTACAGACTTAGGATTGTCTGACCACTCTACTAATATTGTGTACCCAACTATGTGCCTATCTGTTGTCGGTATTGTATTTATATCTCTACTCATTGTCATACTCCTCCCCTTCACTATAGGACTGATTGTTTAAATCCTCCTCTTGACCCTTCTTATAAAACGAAGCTTCTGTAGAAGGTGCATCTCCTGTATAGACAGTTCCTTGTTCTTCTTCTGCCTCCCACTTTTGCATTTGTGATAATAAACCTTCGGCAAGTTCTTTCCTTCCGTTCAGGTAGTAATCACTAAACAGAGCATCTTCTTGTCCTACAGTGCTAGGATCGGTGTTGTCTACCACTTCCTGTAGATAGTCTTTGACTTTCTGTAGCATTATGCCTTCCTCTTCTGTTCGGTTATATGTACAGAACCATTCTTTATCTTAACGTCTATTCTTTTTCCCTTACTTAAATAGTGGCCAATTCTTTCGTTCATCTTAATCATATCCTGTTCAGTCTGTACAGCAATGACTTCATGTATTTTAGTTCTTTTCATAGTGTTCTCCTTTTCTACAATAATCCTTTCACAGTTATAAAACATTGTCAACCCCTTAGACAAAAAAAAAAGAGAGCAATGGGAATTAACTCTCTTTTCTCTTATTTATTATGTACAGGTAACTTATCGGAAAGTAGCTACCTTTCAAGGATATTATTTAATTGACAATCCTTATCTTTCATCAACCCTGTACAAAGTCTTTTTACAAAGAAACTGGTATACTCCTTTCAGTATCTTCCGACAAGGGTGTTTCTCCGTACTCTCCTTCTTCTAGTCGGTAGTGATAGACACCACCTAGCCACTTGCCAATGACATTTCTTCTACCGTAGCTTTGTTTTCGTAAAGACCTTATCCCTGCTGACGTTCCAGTTTCAAGGTAACCGATTGTTTTTGCCACACCTTGTACAGTGTGCCATCTTCTATCAGACATAACATCAAGTATTAGTGGGATCATTCCCTTTCTTCTATGGTAAACTTTTTTTTCCTGTACATCTTCAGTCATCATTATCATTTCCTTCCCAAGCACTGGGGTCATCTGATCTAACTAAATCTTTGTAATAGGCTCGTATAACATCTCCTTTACTTTCTCCGTACTCTATAGTTTGACTTTGGTGCATTAGATTAGACTCTTCCACTACAGTATCATAGGCTTTATCAAGTTTGCTAATATCAGAATAGGTAAGATGGTCTACTCCACTATCTTGTATGTCTGATACAATAGACTTTACTCGGTTGACAAGTTCTAACTGAGCATCTGTAATAATAGGCACTTCTAACTTTTTCTTTTTGGCCATGTCTTCCTCCGCTTTTATTTTTAACTCAGTCTCTAACCAAGTAATGAATTTACCCTCTGACATAATGTTCTCCTTGTCAAGTTATTTATTTTATATCTACCAAAGAGTAGATGTTTCCTGTATTGCCAACAAACCTTTTTATAAGTTTATTGCCACATTTTATCTCTACAAGAGTATTAAGATTTATGTTCCTATACCCACCACTTGCCATATCAAATACTGTTAAGTACCGAATATGGTCGTTGACATTAATGCCACCCTTGAGGTGTTTCTTAACTCCCAGTTTACAATTCATCTCTCTAACCTCGCCATTCTTTTTGACAAACTTAGCTTTAAATATTTTCTGCCCTACAGTGCGTTTAATTACTGGAGTTACCAGTGCTTCAGTGTATAGTGTCATCTTCGTTCTCCTCCTCCTCCGAGTTAAATTCAATGGCCAATGTCATGTACAGACCAGCTAATGTATTTATTATTACCCCTATCATATCAACCTTAGATATTCCTAGTAACACATACTTATTGTATAATTCAAGTAACTCTTTAATAAACCCTTCAGTTACCTTTATATTAGGTTCTTCCATATATGTTTCCTTATAAGTTTAATTATAAGTAGGCCTTACAAAATTTCCTGTCAAGTACTTTTTTTTATATTGACATAGTTTTTACAAAAAGGTACTAATAATGGAGAGAAGGAGAATACTATGGTTGGAGAAACTGATGTTGCTACATTTGTTAAGGCACTATCTATACCCACTGATGAAACTTACAGAGGCAGTTGCCCTGTTTGTCATCATCAAAATACTTTCAATGTTACTAATAGTTCTGGCAGGTTGCTGTATAATTGCTACCATGCTGACTGTTCAGTTGGGGGTACTACAAAAACAGGCGATCTTATTCAAACATCGTCTAGGTCAAAAAATCAAACACCTCAGAAGATAGATCTTTCTGTATATAATAAACAGTGGGTAGGACTAGACCGCAGTCAAAGAGTCGTTGACTACCTAAAGTCTGTACAAGCTTACCATGCTTACAAGAATAGATTTGCTGACATTCGCTACGATGTTAAGGAGGACAGGTGTGTCTTTCTTGTATACAAAGACAAGACATTGGTAGATGCGGTTGGTAGATCGCTGACAAATTCTAAACCAAAATGGAAAAGGTACGCATCGTCTCGTGTGCCGTTTGTGACAAAAAACCAAAGTGACAATCTTGTAATTGTAGAGGACTGTGCTTCGGCTTGTGCATTGACATTTGCTAATGTACAGGGAATGGCTCTTATGGGTACAAGTTTGTTGACAGAGTATTTAAAATATATTAAGCATTATAGCCGAGTTACCATTGCACTAGATAAAGATGCTTCAAAAAAGGCAATGAAAATGGTACATGAACTGTCTATCCATGTACAGACAAAGTTAGTGTTACTAGACAGAGACATAAAAAGGTGGAGTACAGAACAAATAAGGGAGAAGTTTAATGTCACTTGAGAAACAAATATTATCAGCATGTTTATCCAATGAGTTTTATAAAGATACAGCGGAGGTTGTATCTAAAGAAATGTTTGCCAATGGTGTGGGGACAATTTTTGACACCATCAGTTTTGCCCAACAGAAGTACGAGAGTGATTTAGATGTCAATACCCTGATACAGCTACACAGGAATAAGTATCCTGCACTGCCAGAGTCATCAAGAGAACCCATAGAAGATGTTATACGAGAGCTTGGTAAGTTCATGCCAAGTAGCAAAATCATACTAAAAGATTTAATCATTGACTTCTGGAAGAAAGATAAGGCTCACAAGATTAGTGATCTATCGGCTGACATTTGGTTAGGCAACAGTGACGACTTTACTTCACTGAGAACTTTGGTTGACACGGCTATAGATAATACACCTGAAGAGGAAGGAAACTATCAAGAAGTGAAAGATGATGTAAAGGATTATGTAGAGGGGTGGGATCAAGGGTTTGAATTTAAGTTTGAGTTACAATCTTTGGCTGACAGAATAAGCGGTGCAGGTAGAGGAAACTTAGGGATTATATTTGCTAGGCCAGAGACAGGAAAGACAACCTTCTGTACATACTTAGTTGCAGAGTACATTAAGCAGGGATTTAAGGTGGCATACTTTGCTAACGAAGAACCCGGAAGGTTAGTCAAAGGTAGAGTATTCTCTGCGTACCTTAAACGATCCATTGATGAGATGAAAACAAACTTAGAAGACTCTATGGATGTATACAAGAAAGAGATAGAACCTAACTTTAAATTGTTAGAGGGTAGAGGCATTACTTTATTAGAGATTGAGAAATTTATTGACATTCATAAACCTGATGTGGTAATGGTGGATCAGCTAGATAAGGTGGCTATCAGTGGTAACTTTGCCAGAACGGATGAAAAGCTAAAAGCTCTGTACGAGGGGGCAAGAACAATGGCTAAGAAACAACAGGTTTTACTCTGGTCAGTATCACAAGCATCTTATGATGCACAAGGTAGACAAGAGGTAGATTTTAGTATGTTGGAAAATAGTAGGACAGGAAAGGCAGCGGAGGCTGACATTATTATAGGTATAGGAAAGAACTATGGTGAGGAAGAGGATTACATACGACATCTTTGTGTATCTAAAAATAAACTTAATGGGTGGCATGGTACAGTAACCTGCTCCATTGACATATACAGAGCGAGGTATGAATTGTGATATTAAAAGCCGATGGGTTTGATGGTGCAATACTAGGTTTAGGTAGAAGGTGTGGACAGCCAGATCTGTTAGTTTACGATGCTGACAAATGTGTAGCCATACTTATGAAAGACGGAATGACAGACGAAGAAGCTATGGAGTATTTTGAATTTAATGTGGTAGGATCATGGATGGGTGAAGGAACACCTATCTTTCTGTACAGAGGATTGGAGGATGAAGAATGATAACCGTTCTTGACATAGAAACAACATATAAAAAAGATGATGCAGGTAAGCTAGACCTTGATCCTTATACAGGAAACATGTTAGTGTCTGTGGGGTACAGTGCTGTAGGTTCTGATATAATAGCTCCCTTTACAGAGAAAAAGATTTATCGCCCTGACAGTGAGGGGTATCTCTGCTTCACTCACACAGAAAAAGAACCGACAGAGAATGGCTTTGCTATACTGCAAAAAGTTCTGGATAATACAGAAGTTTTAGTGGGGCATAACATCAAGTTTGACCTCAAGTGGCTCCTTGCTTGTAACTTTACCTATACAGGGAAACTATACGACACGATGATAGCTGAGTATGTTATACACGGTGGAGATAAAGTTGCTCTGTCTTTATCTGAGTCAGCCAAGAGGTATGATTTAGATGAGAAACGTACCGACTTAACTGCACAGTACATGAAAGATGGTGTATCTTTTGACTACATTCCTTGGGATATTGTAGAGGAGTATGGCAGGGCTGATGTGGAAGTTACAAAACAATTGTACACTGCACAGCAACAGGCAGTAAAAGATGGCCTTGCACCTACTGTAAGTTTAATGAATGAGATGTGTCAGGTTCTTACCGAGATGGAAAACACCGGTATGAAAGTCAGTGTGAAAGCACTCACAGATATTAGAGAACAATATGGTAATGAATACAATGAGTTACATGAGTTTCTTGAGAGAGAAGTTAAACGTACAATGGGAGATACTCCTGTAAATTTAGACAGCCCAGAGGATAGGTCTAAAGTCTTGTACAGCAGAGGTGTAACAGATAAAAAATATTGGGCGAGTACATTCAATTTAGGCTATGAGCAATACGGCAGTACAAAGAGAAAGAAAAGACTGCGTAAACATAGCAAAGATGATTTTATTAAAAAGGTAAGAACTTATACAAAGGTACTACCCCACACCGAGTCCCACCAATGTGGTTCTTGTAGAGGGAGAGGATACTTCAACCCCCTTAAAAAAGATGGCACGGTGGGTAAGGCTAAAAGAATTTGTAAGACTTGCAATGCTGATGGTGTAGTGTTTAAATCTACAGGACAGGTGGGTGGATTCAAACTTGTACCTAGAGATGCTTATGATGTTAGTACACATGGATTTAAAACAGACCGGCCAACTTTAGAGAGCCTAGCTATGTCTGCTAACGATGAGCAAAAGAAATTTATCAGTGCCTATATAAAGTACAATGCCATAGGTACTTATCTGAGAACATTTGTGGATGGTATAGAGAGGGGCTTAGATAGTAAAGGATTTATACACCCACACTATATGCAATGTGTTACGGCTACAGGAAGACTATCATCTCGTACTCCAAACTTTCAGAACATGCCAAGAGGTACAACCTTTCCTGTAAGGGCTTGTGTAATATCTCGTTG